GGTGTTCGCGCCGCTAAAATGGTGTCGATGAAGGGTAGCTGAGGCAAAATGAAACTTTAACATCAGGTTGATGTTTATGCGTTGTTACTACAAGAAAGGCGGTACGGTTAAAGACGATTGCTATCGCAAGGTTAAGTCCAGATACAAGGTCTTTCCGTCCGCCTATGCTTCAGGGGCGATAGCCAAATGTCGAAAGAAAGGGGCTAAGAACTGGGGTAATAAATAATGGCGGTACGCAAAACAGCTAAAGGAGCTGCGTTAAAACGTTGGTTCAAAGAAGACTGGAAGGACGTACGTACAGGTAAGGCTTGTGGCAGGCAGAAAGGCGAAAAACGGGGAACCCCCTACTGTAGACCAACAAAAAGAGTCTCTAGTAAAACGCCTAAAACTGCGTCAGAAGCTACGACGGCTGAGAAAAGAAGCAGAATCGCCCAAAAGAAACGGATTGGACAGCCCGCAGGAAAGCCTAGACGAGTTGCTCCGTTGAAGAGGAAAAAGTAATGGCTAAGGGAGTAAAGCATTACTTTAAGGATGGTACAGAGCATAGAGGGGGTATGCACAAACACCCCGATGGAACGTTGATGACTGGAAAAGCCATGTCAAATACGTCTAAAAAACTGTATCACTATGGACAGCTTTCTAAGAAAGCTAAAGACAAAGCTAAGAGTAGCTGGAAAAGATGACCACTTCAGGCACTACAAGCTTCAACATGGAGTTCACCGAGATCGCTGAAGAAGCGTGGGAGCGTGCTGGACGCGAAATGCGTTCGGGTTATGACCTACGTACCGCACGACGATCCATGAACTTAATGTCGATTGAGTGGCAAAACCGTGGGCTAAACCTATGGACAGTTGATGAGGGCACCGTAAACCTTGTCGCAGGGACTTCTGAGTACAACCTACCTGCCGATACTATTGACTTACTAGAACAGGTTATACGGACAAATGCAGGGGTTACAGCCACTCAACAAGATCTTACTATTACACGGATCAGTGTAAGTACATATTCTTCTATTCCTAACAAATTAACGCAGGGTAGACCGATTCAGGTATACATCGAGCGGCTTAGGGATAACCCAAAAATTAATGTCTGGCCGGTACCGGATACGAATGATTACGTGTTTAAGTACTGGCGGATGCGTCGAATAGAAGACGCTGGTAGCGGGGTGCAAACGGCAGATATGAACTTCAGATTCTTTCCTTGTATGGTAGCTGGACTAGCCTACTATATAGCGATGAAGGAACCAGAGTTTGTGGAAAGATTGCCAATACTAAAAGCGGAGTACGAAGAGCAATTTCGTTTAGCTGCGGAAGAGGACAGGGTAAAAACACCGGCTAGGTTTGTACCGCGTATTGCGAGGATCTAGATGTGACTAACCGGTTTGCTTCCGCAAAGAAAGCCATAGCAGAATGCGATGTCTGCGGCTTTCAGTATAAGTTAAAGGAGCTACGTAATTTAATTGTTAAGGGTAGGGATACTAACGTCAAAGCATGTCCAGAATGTTGGAATCCAGATCAGCCTCAGTTAAAGCTAGGAGAGTTTCCAGTAAACGATCCACAAGCGATACGAGATCCCCGTCCAGATAGAAGCTTAGGCCCTTCTGGAGACTTTAGCAGTCGGGATATTCAGTGGGGTTGGGCACCTGTAGGCGGTGGTAACGATCCATACGGGCTTACTCCTAACAACTTAGTAGCAAATGGGTACATTGGAACAGTAACGGTGGTGACCAGCTAATGAAAAAAGATAAAGTGCATAAGATGAGCGGTGTAAAACCCTACGGACCTAAAGCCAGCATGAAAGGCGTTAAAACGTCTGGAATTAAGATGCGTGGTGCAGGGGCTGCAACAAAAGGAACAATGTGTCGGGGGCCGATGGCATAAGCCATGAACTACGCTTCTCTCAAGACCAATATCGAGGATATTTGCGAGACTTCGTTTACTGACGACCAGCTTGCAATGTTTACCGAACAGGCAGAACAGAAGATATATAACACTGTTCAGATCCCCGCGTTACGTAAAAATGTGACCGGTACGTTGACGGCTAGTAATAAATATCTTGGTATCCCTACGGACTTTTTGTGGTCTTATTCACTTGCCGTTATTGATGGATCAGGGAATTACAGCTTCTTACTGAACAAAGACGTTAACTTTATTAGAGAAGCGTACCCCGGCCCTACCGCTACGGGACTCCCCAAACATTACGCTTACTTTGATGACGATTCGTTTATTTTGGGGCCGACTCCAGACAGTAACTATTCTATGGAACTTCATTACGGGTATTACCCAGAATCCATTGTTACTGCGGGAACGACGTGGCTTGGAGATGAGTTCGATTCAGCGTTACTGAACGGTGCTTTGATTGAAGCCATTCGCTTTATGAAAGGTGAGCAGGACTTAGTTAACTTGTATGAAACACTTTATGTACAAGCAATTAAGCTGTTGAAGAATCTTGGGGATGGTAAGTTGAGAGAAGATGCCTACCGTTCTGGTCAATATAGAACAGCGGTAGTTTAAGGAGACATTTATGGCAATCACACAGGCAATGTGTACTTCGTTCAAGCAGGCGTTGCTTGATGGTGAGATGGACTTTAGTTCGGATACGTCACAAACTTTCAAGATCGCTTTATTTACGTCGTCAGCTTCGCTAGACGCGTCTACAACGGCGTATTCAGCAACTAACGAAGTATCTGGTACGGGGTACACAGCAGGTGGTAACACGTTAACTGTTGTAGCTCCTACAACGTCTGGTACTACGGCATACTTAGATTTTGCGGATACTACGTGGTCAACCGCAACGATTACGGCTCGTGGAGCACTGATTTACCAGTCAGGTGGCTCTAATCCTGCCGTAGCAGTTCTTGATTTTGGTGGAGATAAAACGTCCACGGCGGGAGATTTTACGATCCAGTTCCCTACGGCTGACGCGAGTACCGCTATTATTAGGATTGCATAGGTAAACTAATGCCCTCGTCTACATCATATTCAGGATGGGGTCGCGCTAGTTGGGGAGAAGGCTCATGGGGCACTCCTCTTATTTATGTCAATGTAGATGGGGTTCAAGGCACCACCGCACTTGGCACCGTATCCGTCGTTGCTGAAGCAAACGTAGCTGTAACAGGAGTATCAGGAAGCTCTGCTCTAGGCTCTGTAACTATAGATGCTGGGGCAAATGTTTACCCATCAGGGTTAGCAGCCACAGGTGCAGTGGGTACCGTTTCTATTGTTGCTGAAGCGAATGTTGCAGTAACGGGCAATGTAGGCACCACGGCGGTAGGATCGGTAACTGTAGACGCTGGGGCAAACGTCTACCCCAGTGGGCTTAGTGCAACAGGGGCTATTGGAAATGTAACGGTACAGGCAAATGCCGATGTCTCCGTTACAGGAGAAGAAGCTACTACCGGGTTGGGAACGGTAAGTGTTGTAGCTAAGGCGGTTGTAAGCCCCTCTGGATTAGCCGCTACAGGCGCTGTAGGTACCGTTTTTGTTTCTCTTGGTATGACGGTATACCCCACAGGGGTAATAAGCACTACCGAATTAGGCGATGTTGTTGTAAAAGCTAATTCAGATATACCCGTAACAGGTGTAAGTGCAACAGGACAATTAGGAAATCCGCTTGTTTGGGGTGAAGTAGATGACAATCAGAATCCTAACTGGCAAGATATTAACAGTATACAAAGTCCAACGTGGGGGGCTGTAAACAGAAGCCAAACTCCAAATTGGAATAACGTTACTAGTACACAAAGTCCGACTTGGGGAGATGTAAATAGGACTCAAAATCCAAGTTGGATTGACATAGCCGCATGAGGTTAAGAGATGACTACACAATACACTTCCATCCTTAAACTAGCTCTCCCCGTCCAAGGGGAACTAAGTGGTACGTGGGGCGATACCGTCAACGACAATATTACGTCAATGGTGGAAGAAGCCATTGCAGGTCGTGCAGTTATTAATTCATGGATAGCTAACTCCCACACACTAACCACTGCTAACGGGACGACCTCCGAATCTCGTTGCGCGATGCTTGAGTTTACGGATACGGGCGCTGCATTAACGGGTAATGCTACAGTCATTTGCCCTACCGCCTCTAAGATTTACATAGCAAAGAACGCCGTTGGGAGCAGTCGTACTGTAACCCTTAAAACCTCCGCTGGGACCGGTATTGCTGTTCCTGACGGCACCACAATGTTTTTGTTCTGCGACGGAACAAACGTAGTCGAAGCTGTTACCAATATGAACAGCTTTACTGTCGGTGGCACGGTGACTATTGTTGCCATCAAAGACGAAGATGACATGGCGTCAGATAGCGCCACGGCGCTGGCTACGCAGCAATCCATCAAGGCCTACGTCGATAGTCAAGTTGGCACGGTTGATACGCTTTCCGAAATTTTAGCTAATGGCAACACCTCTGGTGGTACAGCAATCCAGATGACTACCACGGACGAAGTTCAGTTCCGTGATACCGCGTTAAAAATCTCATCCAGCGCAGATGGTCAGTTAGATATTGATGCAGATACCGAATTAGAAATTACTGCACCTACGGTTGACATAGACGCGTCTACCGCCGTCTTAGTAAGTAACGACCTTAAATTAGATAGCGACGATGCGGTCTTAGGTTTCGGTGCGGATAACGATGTAACACTAACGCATATCCCTGATGCAGCTTTGCGTATTAACGCCGCGATTGCGGTTGAATTTAGGGACGCTGATCTTTCTATTAATTCTAGCGCAGACGGTCAGTTAGACATTGATGCGGATACCGAAATTGAAATTACCGCGCCTACGGTAGATATTGATGCGTCTACAGAAGTAAATATAAGTGGGGCTACTAAGGTTGGCGGTACGCTAAGTGTTGACACCATAGCTGAGTTAACAGCAACCGCAGGTGTAACCGTTGACGATATTATTATCAAAGATAATACGGTAGGCACGCCCGATTCATCCGGTACAGACGTTGCTGGTACGAACGTTACCGTAAAAGGTGGCGCAGGTACAGGTACGGGCGCTGGCGGTTCATTAGTTTTCCAAACGGCTCCTGCGGGCACGACAGGCTCCACGCCTAACGCTCAAGTTACGGCTATGACTATTGATAGTGCAGGGGACGCTACGTTTACTGGTGCAGCTGCCAATATGTCTTGGGACAAGTCAGCCGACTCTTTGACTTTTGCCGACAACGCCAAGGCCATCTTCGGTGCTGGCTCTGACCTACAGATTTATCATGGTGGTAACCATAGTTTTATTTCGGAACAAGGCACTGGAAATCTAAAAATACTTGCTGACAGCCTTGTAATGAAAAACGCCGCAGATACTCAAAATTATATTACGGGGACATCTGGTGGTGCTGCGACTTTGTATCACGCAGGCTCTGAAAAACTAGCCACCACCTCCACAGGCATCGACGTAACGGGTGATATAACTTTAGGCGACACTAACCCAACCATTACTTTTAATGATTCAAGCATTACAGACCTAAGCCACACAATTTCTTCTGCTAGTGACAACCTAAGAATTAGTGCAGACGTTAATGGCGTAGATGCTGGTTCAAGAGTCGAAATATTTGATGGCACAACTGAGGTTGCTAGATTTCAAGCAGGAGCAGTAGACGTAACGGGCACAGTGACTGCTGATGGTTTGACTGTTGATGGTGATGTTTTTGTTTCAACATCAAGTTCAACAACGGATGGAACAGACGGAGCTTTTGTAGACATTAAAAATACTGACACTACGACCAGTGTGGTTAGCGGTGTTCGTTTCCTAAACGGAACTACAACAGCGTTCAAAGGCGCAGTATTTTTTGAGGATTTAGCTGGTGATGGTCGTGGTGATGTTGTTATTGCCTCTAATGATGTCGCATCAGGTTCAGCTGCGGTCGGGCTGGCCGATCAAAGATTGCGCATAAGTCGTTCTGGCGATATCAGCTTCTACGAAGACACGGGTACGACTCCGAAGTTGTTCTGGGATGCTTCGGCAGAGTCGCTGTCTATAGGAACAACAACCGCTGGTCGAAAATTACAGGTCTATGGCGGCACTGCCGGAGCCACAGATAGTCGAAACTTTAGAATTGCAGACTCAGGAGGAACCACAGGCAATCGCTATGATTTTTCGCTAGAAAATACTGGCGCATTAGCTATCAACAACGGCACCTCTGACGTTCCGCTAGTTAAGTTTCACAACAATTCAGACTTTAGTTTAGGAAATGCTTCTGGAACCACAAAACTCTTCTGGGATGCTTCGGCAGAAATGCTCCAAATAGGTGGTGTAGAAACTGCAACAACATTTCCATTGATTGTTAAGTCTGGAACAAATGACCACGCTATTGCTATTGAAGAAGCCTCTGGTGGTGAAACATGGGCTTTTGGTGTCAATGTTGATGGAGACTTAGGCTTTTATAATAGCGGTTCTGCAACTGCTAGTGTTGTTGTTAATGATAGCGGCAACGTCGGAATTGGCACGGCGAGTCCTAGTGGTTTACTAGAAACGAATACAACAGGAGACAATTTTACCTATCTTCGTTCTGGAGATGCAAACACAGCAGGGATAATCTTCGGCAATCAATCAGATTCTGCGACTGCATCAATACAAATGCTTCATTCAGACAATTCTTTGTCCATTAGAGGCTATAACAACACCGAACGCATGCGTATCGACTCCAGCGGCAGGCTCTTTATCGGTAAAACTTCTGATAACGACAACACAGCAGGACACACTCTGCATCAAAGTGGTTTAGTCGTTCATACTCGTGATCAAGCCTTTACGACAATTTTCAACCGCACAACAAATGATGGCGACGTCGTGCAGTTTAAAAAGGACGGTGCTTTAGTCGGTAGTATTGGTACCACAACTGATAACTCACGGTTTAGGCTTCTGGATACC